TGATATAATGTTTTAATTGACTAAAAAATTCTTCTATTGCGTTTGTTTCTGGATGATATGGTACGCTATATAATAAATCATTATTACTTTCTTCTATTATTTGTCTTATTATTTTTGACCTATATATAACAGCATTATCCATAATAATTAAATAATTTTTATATTTATCTTTAATACTGTTATTATAAAACTCTATAATATTGGTAGTTTTTAAACCACCTTTTAAGTCTTTATATAATATATAATCAACTATTTTATCAGCACTAATTGCGAATAATAAATTATAATAATAATTATTTATACCATTTTATAATAAATATCTTTATTTATAAGTTCAATAACACCATCTACATAATTACCTTTAATGAAATTATTAGCAAATTTAATAAATCCAAGTATTAAATCATCAAACTCTTCAAAAGTCCATTTTTCACTTGTTGTATTATATATTTGGTCTATTACTATATCATTGTCTTTATTATGATATATATATTGTCTAAAACGCATTTGTTTATTTTTAAAATTATTATCACCACCTATTCCACCTTCACAACGATTTAAATAAGGCATTTTTCTAATATTTTCATTCGTACATAATGCAAGCCATTCTTTTACAATTTTTTTATTTTCATTATTTGTATTATATTCACAAATATCTTTTAATTCTTTCCATTTATCTAAACAAATAACAGGAGCGCTTTTATATATTTTAAATCGTAATGAAATTATATATGAATCAAGTATATCCATTAATAATAATACTACTAAATTTTTTAAATTAATTTTGTAAAGAATTAATTCTAAAAAACAAAAAAAATGATTTTATAGATAAAATTAAGACTGTATATCACAAGATGGATACACTCGCGTATGAAATTGCTGATTGCGCCAATAAGATCATCATTGCTGAAGACAAGGAATTCTCAAATATGTACGTATTTCCTCCCGATGATGTTGATGATTTCAATCAGCTTGAGATTTTAGTGAAACAACAATTGGAATCTCGTCTTGACAAAGATCTCATCGAATACGCAGAACCATCCGAGTACTGGCTTGAATCGATCATTCTTCAATTCACTTATAAGAATCGAACGATCCAGATTGGTGAACGGATCAACCGAGACAGATACTGGTATGTTTCGGCGATGGATGTGTGCGACATTTAAGATGTTCCGGGGTTATAAAAACCAAATTTTTGGTTTTTTATTTTATTAATGATATAATTTCATCAACTATTTCTGAAACAGATTTATCATTACCATCAATAATTTTAATATTTAATTTTTTTTTAATTGCTTTTTTATAAGCTTTTTCATGTAATTCGTGAATATTTTTCAAATATTCTAATGTAATATTCATTTCATTTTCTCTACCTCTTTCTTTGATTCGGTTTAAACATTTTTCTGGATTTATTTTTAAATAAATATACATATTTGATTTCCAAATATTATCTGTCTTATTATACATTTCATTTATCACATTAAATTCTTCTTGATTTATATTATTAATATTAAAATCATTTAAATTAAATGTATTTCTTATAAAAAACGGACTTCTTTCCATAAATATTGTTGATTTATTATCTTTTTCTTGTATCCATGCACGATCTAACCAAACACGGATATGAAAATTAAAATAGTCTTTTTTATTAATATAAATATTGTCTAGAAATAATTTCCATTTATCAACTGGTTCTAGATCAATTTGATACCCTTTATATTTATGCAAATAATGTAATATCGAAGTTTTACCAGCCCCTATATTACCATCAATCGTTATTATTGTCATTTATTATTTAAATATATCTAAATTCTTATTTTGTTTTATTAATTCATTAATATCGTCAACGGATATATAATTAGATCTAACTTTTGTTTTTAATTGTTTAAACATACAATTGATATTAATATTTATTATTTTTATTAATTCGATTTTAATACTATCAGATACACGTAATTTATAATATTTCAAAATACTGCTTATTTCATCTGATATATAACTATTTATTTTAGCATTATTTGGTTGCTTAGATCCACCACCACCTATTTGAGGTCTTATTATTCCAGATGCAGGATCAATATTTAATATTTCCCCTGTAAAATTAGAAACATCATATCTTCCACTATTTACTCCATAAAATTCAGAGGGCATAACAGCCATACCTCCTTTAATTTTTTTAGGAGTGCATTTATCATTAATATATTTGATTAATATTTTTAAAACTGGTTTTTTAATAGATTTATCATTATTAATAAAAGTTATAATACATGCTATTGATACAACATTAAAAATAAGATTTTTAATAAATTCTAACAAAACTTTTTGAGTATTTTTTGATTCTAGCTTATTTTTAGGCATTTTTAAATGAAATACATCTATATAATTGTTTACGATATACATAAAATTATTCATATCTTTTCTATAAATTAAGAAGATAAAAAGATATGTCCGAGTATGAAAACGCAAATTATTATAATGATATAATGGTTCCAAGAAATATTGCTAATGGACGTGTTAATATAATTAATAATATGGGTAAAAATACTAATAGTACAAATATAATAAAAACTGAAAATAATAATAATAGTGTTTCTCGTAATATTACTACAACAAACGTATCAACAGCTTTTTTTTCAAAAAATAATATAGATGAAATACAAAATAATATAATAAAAGAAGTTTATAACCGTAGTGAAGATAAATATATAATAAGTAGACAAAGCGAACAAGAATTATTAGTAATTATGCGATCATATTATTTACAATTCTCTAAAAATTTACCAACAAATATAAATACTCAAATTAATGAATTAAATAATATGGTTATTAATTGGTCCGTTGATGAAATTTTAACAAATATAAAACAATATATAAATTATAAAAAATCTGTAAGTGCATTGCCAATGCCATTAGAACGTGCACAATTACCATCGCAAAAAGGAACTAAAAGTCTTGAATTAAAATCATTTATATAAATAGAAGATATTTTATATATGTCATCAACTGATTCTAATACATCGAATTTAACTGCATATGATTGGAAAGTATACAATATAAAAAGAGAACAGATGTTTAAAGGTACAATTATAGTATGTATTATATACGCAGCCTTAGCATTTATATTTATTGCTTTAAGTTATTTATTAAATAATGTTCGTGATTTATTATTTGTTAAATTTTTACCATTCACAGTTATATATATAGTTGGTACTATAATTATAGTTGTATCATTATTAATTTATATTATGTCATATAAAGCAACGAGAGTACAATTCGATTCAACATATCCAGATGTATCTTGTCCGGATTATTGGGATATGGAAATATTAGATGATAAATCTGATAATTTATTCGACAATCATTTAAATAATGGGTTATTTAAATACAAATGTGTATTAAATCCCAATATATTTAACAAAAAAGATATTATCAATATCAGAGGAAATGATTATGATTATAGATTAACGGATGCATTAAATATTACAGACAAAAAAGATAGTTCAAAAGATATGGCATTCAGAAATGATACAAATATAACTAATTATCAACATATTTATAAAGATATTAAAAGTCTTAATTTAAATAATAATTCAAATATGTATTCAAATTTAATAAAATCTGCATTAACTATGAATAATTATTTAGATACTGGAAGTGAATTCCGTAGTTTATATTTTGATACTGGTAATAGTACTATTCCACCATTTGCATGGAAATATAATGCAAATATATCAACAAATGATAAAGTTCAAATAAAACAAAGTACAGAAAATTATGCATATGGTAGTATTATAAAAGATTGGAATGGTATCACATATGAAATATTAGAATCAAAATATGGCACAAACAATAAAATTGGAGTATTTTTATATAATGTAAATGCTGGAGGTTCAAAAACAAAAGCTCTTTTAGCTGGTACTATAAAATTAATAGATCCAACTGATGGTAAAAAAAGATTAATATATACTGACATACAATTAAAAGCATCAGAATTAGCTACTGCTAAAATAAATACTTTTATCAATGAAACCGTATTAGATAAAATTATCGATGCTTCATCAGCAACATCTAATAAACCATTTTCAAGTTCCTCAACAACAAATGCATCTTCTTGTTCTACTGCTAGTTTAACAACAGATTATGATAGATCAGATTTGAAATATCTTATATCATCTCCAATAATAGAATTAATTCCTGCTTATGGTTTAACAGCTCAAAATACCATAGATGTAAATAATATTGGTTATTCTAATTATATACCATTGTCAATTACTAAACAAGAAGCATATGACAAAGATAATAATAAAACAATACCATTGGTGTGTGATACTATTTATCCTCTATATATGGCATACGTTGATAATAAATATAATGGTTCAAATGATCCAAATAATACATATAGATGCAAGTATGCTAATTTATGCGGTGTACCATGGAGTGATATGCAATGTGATGCAGCAAACGAAGGCGATTTAAATGGAATCTAAATTTTTTATATAAAGGTTTTTGATTATTATTAAAATAAATGATTAGAGGGGATTTATTAATATATACTAAAAACGGTGTTAAACGTTTGGATTATATTTTTAATAACAGTGAATTATCTCCTGAAATTGAAACAATAGAACAAAAAAACATTAAAAATTATTATTTATATAAATTAAAAACTATACATAATATTGATTATTCTTATTTAGATGCTAATAATAAAATATTATGTATTCAAAATTTGCCATATGATATAAAAATTTCAGAATGTAGTAAATATATTGATGATAATCTAGGTAATTGTGCTCCAAAATTTATTTCTGTCAATAATATTAGTGAATTTGACTATATTGGATATCCATTTGTTAATAATGAAGAACAAGACGAAAATAAAGATGAAAATAATGATAAATATAGATTTCAGGGATTGATTTTACTGGGTCAAAATGTTTTTACATTAAATAATAATAGTAATAATAGTACTATTGGATTTTTAAATAAATATTTACATAATAACAATATTCCATATGAAATTTATAATAATAATGTAACAACAACTATTAAATTTGATTTAAAAAATGTTAACAATATTGATGATATTAATTCTTTATCATTGACAAATTTAAAGAAGGTTATTAATGGTTTTTGTGAATTAAATTCAACTGTAAATACAAATGATAAAAACATTTTTTATTTCTTAAAATTCATATTTTTACAAATTGGTGTACTAATATCAGCTCATTATGTAAATTCATATGTTATTAAAATACCAAATTTAGCAGAAAAAGAAAAAAATTATTTTATTTATGGAAATTATATTTGGTCGAAAGTTAAAAAAGTCGTTAAAACTGAAAAGTATAACGGACAAATATATACATTATCTTTACATAATCATTTACTAACAGAAGCTGGTATTATTTCATAGGTGCTTTGAGTAATCCTTGGCAATTATAATCACATAATTCGAAATCTTCATACTTTAGTTCTTCAATCCATTTTATTTTTTCATCTATTGAAATATTAATATCAATATTTTTATTAATTTTTATTTTAGGAAACAAAAATGGTTTTCTTTCTAACTGATTATTAACAGCATCTATATGTTCTTCATAAATATGGCAATCACACATACTAATTGCAATTTCATGAGTATTATATCCACACACTTTTGAAATTATATATGTTAACAATGCAGTAGAAGCTATATTAAATGGTAAACCTAAAAATAAGTCGGTTGAACGCATATACATCATACAACTAATATCGTTATTATTACCTTTATAAAAATTATATAAAATATGACACGGTGGTAATGCTTGTTCTTTCAGCTGACAAGGATTCCAAGCATTTAAAATGATTCTTCTACTATTTTCTTTTTCAAGTTCTTCAAGTAAATAACGAAGTTGATCTATTTTACCATTAAAATTACGCCATTGATAACCATAGATTGGACCTAAATATCCTTCTTCATAATTACTAAAACCATTCGCATCTAAATATTCGCGACTTGAATTACCTTTCCAAATGTTTACTCCTTTTTCTTCTAATTCTTTTGAATTGACAGAACCTCTTAAAAACCATAATAATTCTTCTACAACACCTTTAAAATAAACTTTCTTAGTTGTTAATAATGGAAATGAATTATTAATATTAAATTTTAATAAATATCCAAAATAAGAATAAGTTATACCATTACGTGTTTTCTTACAAATACCTTCATTTTTTACAATATTTAATAATTTTAAATATTCGTATTCATCTATATTTGTTGTCATATTTATTTATATTAAATTATATTTAAATAATAATATGGATATTACTGTTTGTATATGTGTAATTATATTATTAATAATTATATTAATTATAATTATAATATTTAATAATAAAGAAAAAAAACCAGAAATGGTTATTGATTATAATGTTAAATTAAATATATTACATAGTAAACTAAATTTAAAATATGGTTCTTTTAATGAAGAATTACCAGAACAAAAAATGGCTGTTAGATATTTAAAAGGCAATGAAAAAGTTTTAGAAATAGGAGGTAATATTGGTAGAAATTCACTAATAATTGCAAGTATTATTATTAATAATAATAATTTTGTTTCATTAGAATCCGATAAAGAAATAGCAAACCAATTAATTGAAAATAGAGATTTGAATAAATTTACATTTGCAGTTGAAAATAGTGCACTATCTAAACGCAAATTAATTCAAAAAGGATGGGATACAAAACCAAGTGAAATTATTGAAGAAGGATATAAAGAAGTTAATATAATAAGTTATAATGAATTATTAGAAAAATATAATATTAATTTTGATACATTAATCTTAGATTGCGAAGGAGCATTTTATTATATATTAATGGATATGCCTGAAATTTTAAATAATATTAAACTAATTATCATGGAAAATGATTATAATGATATTACACATAAAAATTACATAGACGATCAATTAATAAAAAGAGGTTTTTACAATGAATATCGCGAAGCTGGTGGCTGGGGAGTATGTTATAATAATTTTTTTGAAGTTTGGAAAAAAATATAATTTTTTTATTTATTATATAAAAATAATATGTTTTTTGAATTATCTATGTTTTCTGGTTGGATTATTGTTTGGTTTGCATTTTATTATATAAATATTATTCAATATAATCCATTTCCATTTTTAATTTTAGCATTTATAGTAGGAACATCATATGGTGTTTATTATTTTATTATTAATAAAGCTAGCATAGAAATAATTAATAGATATATAATTATTAATTTTACATTTAAAATAATACCAGCAATATTAATTTATAATAATCCAATTAATATTTATGATATTTTTTTCGGATTTGCATTAGGAATAACTTTTATATTTTTTACAATTATTAATAATTTAAATATAATGAATGAATATTATAAATTTTTTGATAGTATGTTAGGAAAAAATAAAAATATTTATATTACAAACATAATTTATGACTATATAAATAAAAAATGAAATTATAATATATAAATTTTATAATAAAAATGCAAACAGGTATTATATCTTTTGGTGATAGAGTAGCTTGGAATATTAAATGTAATTTTACAAAAGATATTATATTAAATGAACTTCTAAATTTATATAATGTAAGAATTATACAAAAACATTATTATGTAATTGATGATAATAATATTAAACATTTGAGTAAAGCACCTCATTTAATTTCATTAAGAACAAACGGTAATAAATATTATATATATTTTAGTACATACAATGATATTCCTATCATTTATTTTATTGATATGAAAATTCACACAGGTTATGAAAAACCTAGAATTATATTAGGACGTGGGTTATTTGACAAATCTTTATTTAAAAATACATTACTTGATGGCGAAATGATTAAAACAACTGATAACAAATGGGTATTTATTATTAATGATATTATTGCTTATGAAGGTAATAAATTGGATAATGTTATTTTACCAGAACGTTTAAAAATTATATATGATATTTTAGAAAAAAAATATACATCTGATAGTATTTGTGATGTATGTTCTTATAAAGTAAAAAGTTATTATCATTTATCTAAAAAATCTTTGAATGAATTATTAACAATTTCAAAAGAATTAAATTATACTTGTCGTGGTATTTATTTTTCTTCTTATTATATTAAACATAAACCAAAATTATTTAATTTTAATGAAGATATTATTATAGCAGTTCAGAAAAAAGTTAAAGATACAACTGAATTTAAAGAATTAGTTTCAACGAAAGATATAATTATTAATCAACCCATTACAATTCCAACAAATATATTATCTACATCAAATATAATTCTCGAACAAACAATTAAATCAAATTATAAAGAATTATGGATTTCTAAAACAGATGATCCTGATATTTATAATGTTTATGATAATCATAATATTTTAACATCTAATAAAATAGGTGTCGCATTTATTGGAACTCTTCAAGAGAGTATTAAAATTAGAAATATTTTTAAAGATAAAAGTACTACGATAACTATTAAATTTAAATGTACTTATAATGAAAAATTTAAGAAATATAAACCTATCGAGCAAATTATTTAAAAAAAATGATTTAATGATTTATATAAATAAACATTATAATTACAATGTTTTATGCTGTTGCAAAAGGAATAAAAACTGGTATATACTCGACGTGGAATGAATGTAAGAAAAATATTGAAGGTATTGATGAACCTGTATATAAAAAATTTGATTTAGAAAAAGATGCTGAATCATTTATTGATGACTATATTAATTCATTATATGTATATACAGATGGATCTTGTATTAATAATGGCAGTAAAAATGCGAAAGCCGGTATTGGTATTTATTTTTCAAAAAGTGATAAGAGAAATGTTTCAAGAGAGTTGGAAGGTGAAAATTTAACAAATAATATTGCAGAATTAATTGCTGTAATTGAAGCAATTAATTTAATTAAAAAAGAAGATGTAAAAAATAAAACTATTGTTACTGATTCTGAATACGTAATTAAATGTGCTACAACATATGGAAAAAAATTAGAAGACAATAATTGGCAATCAAGTAAAAAAACAGATCCGCCAAATCTAAATTTAGTAAAAGAAATTTATAGATTAACAAATAAATATAATATTAAATATATGCATATAGAAGCACATACTGGTCTTAAAGATAAACATTCTATTGGTAATGCTAATGCAGATTTATTAGCAAATAGTGCAATTGGAGTTATTGAAAAGAAAAAAGAAACTAATAAAATTTATCTTAATGTTAAATTTGAAGATAGAAATATTGTGAAAGAGAAAGGTGCTAAATGGGATGTTGATAAAAAGAAATGGTATATTTATAGTGATAACGAATATAAAGATACATTGATTGAGAAAATGCAAGATATAAAAATGGAAGAAGAAGAAAAAATTTACTTAAATGTAAAATTTGAGGATAAAAATAAGGTAAAAGAAAAAGGTGCTAAATGGGATGTTGATAAAAAGAAATGGTATATTTATAATTCTAATCCAAATAAAGCAATGTTAATTGAAACTTATAAATAATTTTGTATTAAAAAAATAATAAAAAATAAAAAATGTGATTTTTATTTTGTTTTAAAATTATTTAAGCAAGATAGAAAAAGATCGTTTGTTTAATTATAATATAACAATGGTTTCAAATGGAAAAGTTTATGATATTGACATCTGGTTTTACAGAGAAATGCGTGATTTTCATAGTCGTTTTCTTACTGAATATACTTGGATGGTTAAGACAAAAGAAACTATTTACTACGCGCATTGGTCGAATTCAGTGATGTATGAGTTTCTTAATTCTAATGCAAATGACATATCAGATGTAATTAGAAACATGAAAATCAAGACTATTCGCGAGTACTTTAATACACAATCACTCTTTTAAATAATTTGCATATAAAGACAAAAATATTTTTGTCTTTTTTTTCTAAGTATAAATAAGAATGTCATCAAGAGAATCGTCTTTTAATAGCGACATAATAACTGAAGCTGATAGATTACGAGAAGAATCAAAACTTAAATATAGAATATTTAAACCTTTAATGGATAAAATTATTTCGGCATTTCCTAAAATTCCACCTGTAACAATTAAACATAATACTCTTTATGAAAAACAAACAGCTTTAAGTCATTTTTATAAATTAGAAGGTATTGTTAAATTAAGACTTTATTTAAAAGTATTATATAAATATTTAGGTGAAATAGAGCAATGTTTTTTTGAAGGTGCTTTTGTTATTGAAGATAATGATGATAAATTACTTGACATATTAATACAATCATCGAGTGTAAATTTAAAATATTTATCAACACATAATAAATTTAACGCAGAAAAATTTACTAAAACAATGAATACAATGGATTTAACTCTTGAAAAATATAAAAAAGAAATAACAGAAGATATGAAAGAAAATCCAAAAGAATATTTAGTAAATTATACATGTGATAAAGTATGTGAATCACATTTAAAAAGAAATGATATTGATTTTACTATAAGTTGTTTAGTTAAAGGTAATAAAAGAAAATTGTATCATTCTTTTAATAGAGAAAATGTATTATGGTATAGATTTACTCGAAATGGAAAAAAATATGTATTTTTAAAAACAACACAAACAAAAACAAGTAATCTTGATTATCAAATTTATGGTTATATGCATAGATTAGGTGAAAAAGCTACTATAAAATATCCTATAAGAAGTGAAGATAGTAAAATAGATCCTTCTTTTGGATCAATAGCTATAAAAGAAATTATTATTGATTCTAAACATCTTATTGAAAATCCACATATTGGTTTTTATAAAAAATCTGATAGCCATTATAATTATATTATATCTAGTATTAATAATGATATATATGGAAGACTTGGTAATGAATTTTTTATTCCAGAACTTTTAAATGATTTTTTTATAAAATATACGGTATACAATGATAATTGTACCGAAGAAAACAGTATGTGTACTGATAATATTTCAATATGTAAAAAAGGTACATCTGTATATATTTATGATGATGATAATAATAAAATATATCGTAAAAGTGATGATGAAACAGATTATCAAAAAGAAGAAATAAATTTAACAAAAAATGAAGATTTAGGTATAGACCTAGATTCAACCGAAGCAGATGAAAGAATACAAATATTAATTTCATTGCAAGCAATAGCAGATGATAATACTGACCCAAAAAATCAAGAAGAAGCAACCGAGTTATTAGAATTATTTAGAAATTGTATAAATACTCCAGAATTAATATCAAGGATATTAGGAATAATTAATAATGGAATAAAAGAACAAGCAGAAAATGTTGTATTTGAAGCACCATCTGTTTGTTATAAAGTAGGCAAACGTTGGGCTGGTGGAAAAAAATCAAAATAAAAATCAAAAGAATTTTATTTTTAATATAGAAGAACATATGGAAAAAATAAAACAAATAAAATTAGTTGAAAATTATGGAGAAAGACTTGGTGATGAATTTTTTATTCCACAAGAGTTAAATACATTTTTCACATTTATTGTAAATAACAAATTACTTCCAGCTGGAATTAATGTTAAAAAAGCAGGCGATATTGCATATATTGATACAGCTGATTTAAGACAACATAGTACTGAATATAGTATAAAAGAAGGAGGAAGGAGAAAAATAAAAACAAAATAAGTTTTATTTTATTTAAATAATATAGATAATATGAAGGGTAAAGAACTATTAAAAAAAGCGGTAAATATGTTAGTATCTAGACCTGACTATCTTTATGATAAAAGTGATATAAAAGGAAAAGAAATTGAATATAATGAAAATACAAAACAAGATATTTTAACATTAATAAAATATATACAATTATTATATCAATATTTAAACGTTATACAATTATGTTTTACAGCTGGATCTTTTATTATTGAAGATAATGAAGAAAAACTTCTCTATTTGTTATTGCAATCTTCTACATATAATCTAAGAGGTTTTTCATCGCATGAAAGTTTTGGACCTGTAAAAATTGAAAAAACAGTAAATAAAATAAAATTTACTTGCGAAAGAGTATGTGAAACAAATATCGTAGGTAAATTTAATAATGATCCTGTTAATATATCATGTAGTTATTCAGGCTTAAGTGATTCTAGAAATATTCGAAATATTAAATGGTATCAATTTATAAATAAAGAAAATAATATAAAATTTATTTTTTTTAAATTAGAAACAAGACCAACACAGGATTTTATTCACGCTATAAATGGCTATAATCATTATGTTAGACAGAAAGCTACTAAAACAGTATTTCAATCAAGAAGAGAAGATTGTAATAAAACAGATGATGGTTGTGGTTATACAAAAGCAGATTTTAAAAAAGATATAACAGAGTTAGTTTTTGATGATGGTGAAAAAATAGAAATTATAGAAAATTATGGTGAAAGAATTGGTGATGAATTTTTTATTCCACAAAAATTAAATGAATTTTTAATATCTATTTCACAAAATAAAAAAAAAATAGATATTACAAAAGCATCAGATATAGGATATATTACCGTCGTTTAGAACAATAAATCATTTATTTTTAATAATTACAATATATTTTATTGTAATTATATAGAATATGGGACAAAAGTGGTGGCTTGAAAATATGCTGGTTGACCTTCGTAGAGATTCATCAGGTAAATCTGTATATGCAAAAAGAGAAGTTCCTAATTTACCTTATGAAAAAGAATTTGATAATTTTTCACAAAGATTATCCAATGGTGAAATATATAAACAACCTCTTTATGATTTTAAAGACATGAATTATGATGAACGTAAAAAAACAAATATTAATAGATTAATAAAATACATTAATATTTTATATAAATATTTAAATGCTATGAATTTATGTTTTGTCGACGGCTCTTTTATTATTGAAGACAATAATAGTAATGGTATTTTTTATAATTTTTTTTTACTTAATATCTTAGCTTTTTCATCTAGTGTAAATTTAAAAGAACTTTCATCACATGAAGAATTTAATCCAGTTAAATATGAAATAACAGACAAAATTTCTAAGGTAAAATACACATGTGATAGAGTGTGTGAATCACATATTAAAGGTAAGCTTAATAAAAATAGTATAAAAATTTCTTGTAATGATCTAAAAAATGGAAAAGAAATAATATCAAAAAATATTGAAAATGTATTATGGTATAAATTTAATCATAATGATAAAGCATATGTTTATTTAAAATTAGAAGAAAAAAAAGATAAAATATTTAACTATTTAAAAAAAAAAATGGGTTTTAAAGGTGGAGATCTTGAAATTATTCCAACAAGAAATGAGGATTGTGGTGATAAATGTATGAGTAAAAATGAAAAAGACAAATTTATGTCAGATAATAATAAAGAATTAGTAATTACTGTTAATTATGAAGGATTATATTCAAGTAAAGAGACTAAACAACAAAACCTTAACTATACTTGTAATGACAGTGATATTTTATATAGAGAATATAGTCTAAATACCAAAGATAATTATGGTAATAGAATTGGCGATGAATTTTTTATTCCAAATGAGTTAAATTATTTCTTTTTAAAATATGCGTATGACGACAAAAATAAAATTAAATTAGATGATATTATGATAATACATAGATCAAATACTGTATATATTTATACTAAGGATGAATGTATAGAAAAAAATATTAAAACTATCCCAGAATTGCAAACAAGAGCATGGGCTGGTGGAAAAAAAACACATAAGAAAAAATAAATTTTTATGCACTACAAGAAGCACAATTCTTATTATCTCTCGAGCATACTTGTGAAAATTGTTGCGCTTGTGATGCTGGTAAACTACGAAGATAATAACAGCCTGTTTTTAGTCCATTTTTCCAACCATAAAATAAAGCTCCTGATAACTTAGCATATGTAGGAGATCCCATATATAAATTCATACTTTGACTTTGATCTACAAAAGGAGAACGTGCAACAGCATGATCTATAATTGATTTTTGTTTTATTTCCCAAATAGTTTTATAAACTTCTTTAAGATTATTTGGAATTCTTGCTATATTTTGAATAGATCCTCTATTACTAATAATTTCATTTTTCATTTCGGCATTCCATAAATTCAAATCTTTCAAATCTTTAATTAAATATTTATTAATAAGAGTAAAAGTTCCAGCTAATGTTTTTCTAATATAAATGTTTGATGTCATTGGTTCAAAACTTTCATTGTTATTTAGAATTTGTGATGTTGAAGCAGTTGGCATAAGAGCAACCAATAAACTATTTCTAATACCATATTTAATTACATCTTCTCTTAAACTATTCCAATCTAATTCGGGAGTAATATTCCACATATCAAATTGAAAAATGCCTTTACTGGTAGGAGAACCTTCAAAATTTTTATATGCTCCATATTTTTTTGCCAATTCAATTGATGTTTTTACTGCTGAATAATAAATATTTTCCATAATTTTTTTATTTAAAATAATAGCTTCATCGCTTTCATATGGAATTTTTAATTTATATAATAGATCAGCAAATCCTTGAATACCAATACCGATTGGTCTATTCTCTTTATTACTTCTTTCAGCTTCAATTGTTGGATAAAAATTTAAATCAATAATTTTATTTAAATTAATTGTAATAATTCTTACAATTTGTTGTAATTTATTATAATCATAAAAATTATTATCATCCAAGAAATTATTAACGGCAATACTTGCTAAATTACAAACTGCGTAATATTTATCATTAGATACTTCCATAATTTCAGCACATAAATTACTTGATTTAATTACACCAATATTTTTTTGATTACTTTTTTTATTTACATTATCTTTATAACAAATGTAAGGATTACCAGTTTCAATTAGAGATGTAATAATTTTTTGCCAAATTTTTACAGCACTAATTTTAGTTCTATATTTACCTTCTTCAACATATTTCATATAAAGTACTTCAAAATCTTCACCATAAACATCTGTTAATCCGGGTGAATCATCTGGACTCATTAAATACCATTCTTTATCTTCTTCAACATATTTCATAAATAAATCTGGAATCCATAAAGCTAAGAATAAATCTCTTGTTCTCAATTCTTCTGGTCCTGTATTTAATTTAAGTTCAAGGAATTCAATAATATCAACATGCCATGGTTCCAAGTAAACTGCGATAGAACCATTTCTTTTTCCACCTTGATTTACATACAATCCTACATCATTATATAATTTTAACATAGGAACAATACTAGAACTTCTACCAGAAGTAGAATTAATTAATGAATTTTTACCTCTAATATTTGAAACATGAACTCCAATACCACCAGACCATTTGCTAATAGTAGCACAATCTGTTAGTGTTTTAAAAATTCCTCCAAAATTTCCACTATCATCAGATGTCAATGAATCACTTGTTCCAAGTAAAAAACAACTGCTTAATTGAGACATTTTAAAACCAGAATTATATAAAGTAGGAGTAGCATGAATAAAATATTTTAATGAAATTAAATCATAGGTTTCTTTTACTAAATTTAAATCATTATCTTCATGATGAATAAAAGTTGCAACTCTCATCCATAAATATTGAGGTGTTTCAATAATATCATCATCTATTTTTTGCATATAAGATCGTTCTAATGTCTTAAATCCAAAGTAATCGATAATAAAATCTCGTTTTTCATCAATAAAAGAATTAATAACATCTTTATTGTCGTTAACGAATTTTAAATATTTTTGATTTAGATTATTTAATTTATTAATATAATCAGTGAATGTATTAATTTTATGAATAATTTTAATATTTTTTTGTAAATTACTTGCCAGAATTCTACCTCCAAGTAAATTATGTTCGTAATCACCAAAATTAGCACAAATATTTGCGGAATATAAATCTAATTCTTTTGTTGTAATATTATCACAAATATTAGAAATAGTTTTTTGTGCTACAATAGAAACATCAATATTTAAATCATCTAATAACTTAGATAATCTATTTGTAATCTTGTCAAATTTGACAGTTTCGATGGTCCCATTTCTTTTAATAATATTTACCATATATATTATATTAATATATTCTTTAAATATCAGCCCTTATATCAAAAAAATAATAATAAAAAATTTATGTTCTATTTTTTAAAAAAAAATAAAAAAAATGATACTAAACTTTGTTGTTAATTATAACAATGTTTGAAGAAACAACGTTCATCAACGAATTTGTTTGCTATTACACCGGAAATACTCACGAGGAATATGATTTGACACTGATTTTTGAGAAATATGTGAACGATTTTCTGATTAGTTCTTGTGATGGTGTTTACGAATATCTAGCCGAGTCGTATGGAACAGAAGAAGATCTGAAGGAGATACAAGAAAATACCCACGATTTGGAGTTAGCAAGGTCTATCGTCTCTCAATTATTATATGAGAAATTCTACGACACAGTACTTGACTTAGTTGTAGATAAATCTCAGAGCGACGCAGAGACTGACAACGATGAGTAGGTAGTTGCAGAAAAAATAAGGGCAAAGTAATTTTTTGTCCTTTATAAAAAAATGATTTATTTTTATTTATAAATATCATACAAAATCAAAATGTTTGATGAAGAAATATTTATCGAAAACTTTGTTAAGTATTATCTTGATAATAGTGATTATGCTTATGATGAAACAAGCATGTTATATAATGATTATATCGAAGAAATTGTATCTTCAAATACACAAGAAATAAATGAATTTATTATTTGTAAATATGATAATCCTACAAATGTTGATATAAATGAAAGTATTCAAGATAGAGTAGCTGAAATATTATATGATAGATTCTATAATCAAGCAGAAGACGCAATAGTCAATCAATATGAGAGTGAAGCTGATACAGAATGAAATAATTAAAAATCAATATTTACATCAATTTTATAATTAGATGTATTATTGATTTTTGAATATTCAGATACTCTTTTTTCAAAGAAATTTGTTTTTTGATCTACTGAAATTTTATCCATAAATGAAAATGGATTTTTAGAATTATAAATTGATTCATATCCAAGCATATTTGATAGACGATCTGCAACGAATTCAATATATTCTGTCATTAAAACAGAATTCATACCGATCATACTACAAGGAAGAGAAATTGTAATAAATTCTTTTTCAATTTCAACTGCATCTTTAATCATTAAATGTAATTCATCTTTACTCATCTTATTTTCTAATTTACTATATAATAAACATGCAAATTCACAATGAAGTGCTTCGTCTCTTGAAATGAATTCATTACTCATTGTTAATCCAGGTAAAAGATTTTGTTCTTTAATCCAATAAATAGCACAAAAACTACCTGAAAAGAATATACCTTCCATAATAGCAAATGCAACTAAACGTCTTGCAAATGTAGCAGTTGTATCACTTAACCATTTGATACCCCATTCCATTTTTTGTTTAATACACGGAATATTATTAATAGCGTTGAATAAATTATTCTTTTCATCTTCGTCTTTAATTAAAGTATCGATTTGAATCGAATAAACTTCACTATGAATATTTTCCATCATTCCTTGAAATTGATAAAAATATTGAGCTTCTAAAATAGAAATATCATTAATAAAATTATTGAAAATATTTAAATTTACAATACTATCACTACCTGCAAAAAATGCCAACACATTCTTAATAAAAAGTCGTTTGTTATCATCAAGTTTTTCCCAATCACTTAAATCTTTTGAAAAATCTACTTCTTCTGCTCTCCAAAATAAAGCTTCTTGTTTTTTATACATATCCCAAATATCAATATGTTTGATTGGAAATAGACAAAAACGCTGTTTTTCATTTAATAATGGTTCATTAGAATCAACATTATTTTGTGTATGTGCGTATTCTTTAATTATTTGTTCCATTATTATAATATATATATTTATTTTTTATATATTAATATTTTTTAGGTACATTATTTTTAATATTTTTTAAATATATGTTATCATTTACTAACATAAATACCATAATATTTAAATTAGTTCTCATATCATTTAAATTAGTATTTATATTATCTATACTATTATTTATATTATTGAAACTATTATCAATACTATTATTCATATTTGATATTTCTTCTAATTTTTCTTCGATTATTAATAATAATTAAATCACTTTTTATATATTAGTGATGAATTTATTATAGTATTTTTATCTTTTATTTCATTTTCTAATTCTAATGTAAGTTCTTTTGTATAATTTAATTTTGTTTCTAAATGTTTTATAATTTCTTCTTTTTCATTTAATACATTTTGACATTTTTCAGTAATAGTTAATTTATTTTTTAAATTATTTTCAAGCTCGGCAATAATTAAATCTATTTCTATATTATCTTTTTCTAAATTTATACTTGTTTGAAGCATTTTTTCAGCATTTGATATAAATGATTGTTTAGTATAATTTAAATATTCAAGTTCTTCTATTTTTTTTTGTAATAATTTAATTGAATTGTCGTGATTATGTATAATACTATCTATTGTAAAATTTTTATCATCTAAAATATTTTCATATTCTCTAATAATGTTATTTTTATGATTAAGTTCAATTTCTAATTCTTTTATTTTCTCATCTTTTAATAATATTTCTGATTCAAAATTATTAATAATATTATCTTGTTCTTTTATTTTATTTTCAAGATCTTTAATAATAATATATTTTTCTTTTAAAACATTTTCTAATTTAATGCATTTATTTGTATTAATTTCAAAATTATCTTTATTTTCTTTTAAAGAAACACTACTTATAATATTTTCATTATTATTTAATGAAAGTTTTAAATTAATTATTTTTTCAAGTTGTTGAATGATTATATTTTTTGCCATTGGTGATTATAATATATATATATTTATATAAAATTAAAATATCTAAAAATAGATAAATGTCATGGATTCTCAAATCTATTTATAGATCTTGGTGCTGGTTATTTAAAATAATTCCTGAAAAATCAATAATATTTAATCCATATAACGATGATGACAATGATTATATTATTACAAATGAATTGAGAAATAACAAACTTCTTTTTTTTAGAAAAATGTCTCCGCCAGATAATCATCATAACATAGAACATATAGAACTTTGTAATAATGAAAAAAAAATAATTCGTGTTTTAATGAATTATCCTCATCCTAATATTGTTTCATATTACAAAATTCATGATAGATATATTGATATGGAATTGTTAGATACTAAAAAGGATTTCAAAAAACATAAAAAAGAAATAATAAAAATCATGCAAAATATAAAAATATATTTACAAGATTTAGGCGTTCTTTATATCGACTGGAAATATGATAATATTGGATATAGCAAAAAAGATCAAACTTATAAATTATTTGATTTTGATGTATCTGGATTAATAGATAAAAAAAAAAATAAATGGATAATAAAACCACCTAATTATTGGAATTATGACAATGCAATTAAACATAATAAATCAGATCCTTATGACATTGATGATTATTGCTTCAACTATTGGATTATTAATTAATTTTTTTAAATTAGATTTTTTTTATTATATTTTTAATATAATTAATAATATTATTATGTTTAATGAATTTATTTATGAATTGCCAATTCATAAAAGAATTATAATTATTGGCGACGTTCATGGAGATATTAAAAGATTTAAAAATATTCTCATTAATAAACAAATTATTAATAATGATTTAGAATGGATTGCAAGACCACCAGAAACAATAATAGTTCAATTAGGGGATCAAATAGATAGTTTAAATAGAAATACAAATGAAGATTGGGAAGTTTTAAAAGATTATGAAATGATTTATTTTACAGAACATTTAAATTTAATTGCAAGATCAAAAGGTGGATATTGTATATCATTAATTGGAAACCACGAATTAATGAATGTAATTGGTGATTTTTCTTATGTATCAAAAAATAGTATTACTGACACGCGAACTCAAATGTTTAAACCAAAAGGTTCAATGGCATTAATATTAGCAAAAAGACCAGTTATTTTAAAAATTGGAGATTTATTATTTTGTCATGCAAAATTAGATTTATCTCATTTAAAAATATTACAGAAATATGGTAAAGATTTATGTTATATAAATCAAATATGGAAAAAATTATTAGAAAATGAAACTATAAATGTAGAAGATAAAGAGATAATTGATAATATTATTATAGGTCCAACAGGAATATTATGGAATAGAATGGAAAATAATAAAGAAATGACTGATATATTATTTAATGAATTAGGTATAACATATATGTTTTTAGGACATACAACATATGATAAGATACAATTAAAAGATAATCAAATATGGTATTGTGATACTGGATTATCTCGTTCATTTGGAAAAAAAAATTACCAATTTTTAGAAATAAGACTCAAAACTATTAATATAGAAACAATTAATGACGAATAAAAATGTATAAAAATAAAAGAAATAATATAAAAAAATGATGAATTCTTATTTAAAAAACAATGTACTACTTCCAATGTATGTTCGCGGTGGTGAATTATATGAAGATGAAGAGATTCATGGTTATGATTACTATGTATCTAACTCTGTATATGAATCAAATCCCGATGATTATATTTATGAAGATGAAATGGATTTGCTATCAATTGCATATCAAGATCAAATGAGAGTGTCAAGCATCACTATTACATGAGTTGAATCAAGATATATAAATCCATTTTTTGGATTTTTAATTACCAATTTTTTCTAAATTCTTTTTAATACTTCTTTTTATTTTTTTAATATGAGTAGCTAAATTATTATCACTTATTAAATTAGGATTTTCTTCAAATTTTCTTATTATTTTTTTTAAATTTTTTATTTCTTTTTCTGTTAAAATTGGATAAGATTTATCAGTAATTTGATTACCTATATTTTTTATATATTCTATATCGTCTTTTGAAATTGGTTTTTTATTATCAGATATTGATTTAATAATTAAATTTGGACTTTGAATTGAAATTGGATTTAAAACTTTTAATTCTGATTTTTGACGTAATGGTTGTAATTTAATATTTAAAGGTTGTATTTTAGAATTACTACTAGATCTATTACTGATATCATTTAATGATTTTATTAATCTTACTGAATGTTTTTTACTGTTATCTTTTGCAGATGTTGCATATTTTATTTTTAAATCTTCTATTAATTTTTCAGATTTAAATGATTTATGTAATATTTCTGTTAATATGCTTAATTTAAAAAATAATAAACACATATCATTATAATGATTAATATCAAAATGTTTACCAAATATTAATTTTATAAACCATACAACATATGAATGTAATAATATTGTTTCTTTATCAGTTTCATTAAAAATTCTGTCAAAAAAACCTGTAAATTTTTTATTTTCTATAATTTTTTTATTATTTAAACCTATAATTTTTATATAATTTGTTTTTAATTGATCTTCATCATATTTATCATAAATATTATCTTTATAATATTTCATTGATAATTTTTCATCATTATCATATATTGAAAAATCAAACAATAAAAACTTTATTAAAGTTTTATAAGCTGGTAATTTTTTTAATTCAATAATTTTATCTAATAACCCATTATTAATATATTTATCTGCATTTGGTAATTTTAATTTTAAATAATGTAAAATTTTATCCATTTCTTTATCATCAGTATCTTTAAATAACTCATTTAATTCAAGTATTGTTTCTTCATATCCATCTTTATCCTTTATATCTTCAATATATTTTAGAAATAAATAGGTTTCGTCATCTTCAAGTAAATCTTTATCACTGTCAATAATTTCTTTTAAAGATTGAGAACCACTACCTCCTTTCTTAGGCGGCTCTTCATCAAATGCTGAAAATTCACTTGGATAAAAATCAGGATCATCATTAATAGCAACTAATAATACATTAAATCTTTCTATTATTGAATCATACATTTTATACCGAAATCGATCAAAGTTAACATCCGGTACATTATTTGATATAGGTAATACAGGATTAAATAAACCTAAATCTATTGGTAATTTTTTTCGATTATATATTTCAACCATATTATTATATATCTTATCAATTACATTACTATCTTTAGCATTGGATGTAAACTCTCTAATAAAACTTACAACTTCCGCGTCAATAATTTTTAATGTTCCGTCAGGATTTACATCAAAAAAATCTAAATTTGATTTTTTTATATTACATAATCTATGAGCCCATGCATAGTTTATTCTGACTAATATACTTATAAATATAAGTTCTCTTCTATCTTTTATAGTAATTCCTCCTGGAAAATTATATATAGATTGCATTACATCAGAAACAAAATTTCTGTCTAATGTTGCATTATTAGGAAGAATTAAGTGTTGATTATAAAAAATAAACCATTTTTTTAAATGACTATACATCATAATATTTAATAACCATGGATTGATTGTTATTGAGCCCGCTGTTGCATCTGGTCTTGGATTACAAGGTAAAATGTGTTCGCACTGTGGATAAATATTATCAATAGTACAACTTTCTTTAACCCATGGGAAATAATTATGAGGCATAAGTTCCTCATTAAATTCATTCATACATTGACTTCTAAAAATACTTATATGAGGTGGTACTGAAAGACTACAAATATAACATTTTGTATTACCAAAACATTGTAATTTTCCTAATGTTAATTCGCATTGCTCTACGTCTTCTAATTGATAATAATTATGTGTTAGTTTTCTAAATTTTCGAATTTCAGCATAAACTTCATTTGTTAATCCTCTAATATTTTTTGGTGCTAATATTACTTTTTGTTTAGCAGGCATTGTAATCTATAATTAGTATATAAATATAAAAATAAATTAATCATCATCTATGAATACACATTTTGTTTTTTTTGATAAATCATTACAATCATCAAATTCTTCTTGAGTTTCTTCAATTAAATCATAATCAATATAATTATTTATTTTATATCCATTTGATTGGTAATATTTAATTCTTTTATTGCCTTTAAATTTAAAGAGTGAAAAATTATCATATATATCAATACATAATGGAATATATTTACGAACTTCTTTTTTTTCTCTTAAAATTCTCCCTACTGACTGTTGAATATCTCCAATTGGACTAGCTAATATTACAGTATTTAATGTAGGAATATTAAGACCTTCGCTACTCATTTGATAAGTAGCAAGAATAATTTGTTTTGTTGCTGAAATATCTAAATCACACATTTTCATGCCTCCAATATAATAACCATATGAAGCAATATTGTCATTTTTAATTAATTCTTCTAAATCTTTTAATTGATTTTTTCTTTCAGATAATATTAATATTTTTCTTTCAGGTTCTTTTTTTAACACATCTTTTAATAAGTTAATAATAAAAATTGTTCTTGGTTTAAAATTACATATATTATTAATCATTGAAACCATATTAGGACTTCCATTATACATCATTTTAACATAACTATAATCTAAATCATGCACATAATATTTATGTAAATTAACAATCATATCACAATCATCTGCATTATTTTTAATTTTGTAAACTGATTTTCCCAAATACCATTCAAAAACTTTTCTAAGCCCATCTTTTCTATTTAAAGTAGCTGATAACCCTAATGTAATTCTAATATTCATTTTTCTAAAAGCTCTTGAAAATACTTCTGAAGCAATATGATGACATTCATCAATAATAACTAAACCAAATTCTTTGAAAATTTCAGGATCATAATCTCTGATAGCAAGAGATTGAAGTGTAGCAATAACAATATCTTTATCTTTAATATCAATTTTGCTTTGTTTAATTTTACCAATACGAGCATTAGGTACAAAACTTTTAATACTATTAATAAATTGTTCGTTTAGGAAATCTTTATGTGAAATAAATAAAGTTTTTTTCTTAAAATAACATGCTACATAAATTGCCATGATAGTTTTGCCAAATCCACAAGGAACACTAATAATACCGCCTAACTTTCTTTTTTTATCTACATTTTCAATAAATGCATCTATTGGTTCTTGTTGTATTTCTCTTAATTTTCCATTAAATTCTAATAAAGGACAATCGATACCATGTCCTAATTTATCATCTAATGGAAACCCAAATTTTTCAATACCATAACATTTAGGTACATATAATTTAGTGTCATTTTCCATATAAATTGGATATTCTTTTTGACTAGCAAAAGCATTTGAAAAAACCTTTGGACTTACTAATAATTCACTTTTAATTTTGTTGATAATATCTTGATTATTTTCGGTTTTTTTAATACCATAACCCTTATTATTTAGAGTAGTTATTAAATTCATCATTTTAATAATATCTATTTATTTTTATATATAATTTATATAGTAAAGATGATAATAAATTTTCTTAGGGCATTATTAATATTATTATTAGTTTATATAATAGTTGTAGATATAGAAATACCTATTATAATTAATACACCAACCAATCAATTATTTATAGCAATTTTAATAATAGTTGTTGTATTAGTAGTTGATGAGATAATTGGACTATTATTAGGATTAATGTTTTTAATTTTATATTTTAAATTTTATCAAAAGAAAGTTCATTCAAACCAGACTGATCCATTTTCACAATATCTTTTAAACCCTTTCGTTGATGCTATAAATAATATAACAAATACAGCACACCCATCAGATGCTAAACCATTGGCTAATTCATTACAACCAGTAATACCGGAACATTTTGTTTTAAATTCTTCAAATGGCGATACAACATTAATGCCATTTGTTTCAAATGAATTATTAAGAGCAGCACAAACAAATATTTATGATGAAAAAAATTATAATACTGAAATAATACAAGATGGTAATTTTTATGGAATACAAGGTTTAAATAGTGATAATAAACATTATTCAGCTTTTGATAATGATTTTAAAAAATATAATGAGGTTTTATAATAAATTATAAAAAAATAACGCATATATTGCAATAAAAATTAATAATAATTTTACAAAATAATTATTGGCATCTAAAATTAAAGAAAAATTTTCTGGAATTTTAGATAAAATAGTAGAATAAATATATGGATTTATTATTATAGCAACAATAATACAAATTATAACAGATTTAACTATTAATTCGTTATCAATATAGCATTTTGTTTTTTTTACTTTTACAACTGGTTGAACTTGTTGTATTGGTTGTTGTACTGGTTGTTGTATTGGTTGTTGTATTTGTTGAACCGGTATTTGATCGTTTATTTTATATTTATTATGTGTTTCATTTATTGCTAATTCTTTTTCAAATTCATTTAAAACATCTCTTATCATTGGATCATCGTTTATTTCATCATTTGCATTACCAGCTGTTTTTAATGGTATTTTCTCAATAGGTGTAATCATATGATTTTGTGATTGCTGTTGTGGTTGGGATTGTTCCATTTTATAATATTATGATATTTTAATATATATATTAAAATTACGCAAATATTTTATCAAAAAACGTCTTTTCTGTTATTTTATTATCAGGTTTTACATTAGTACTATATTGTTCTAATGGACTATTATTGCAATTTGTTGTTTTTACTTTATATTTAAAGCAAGTATCCTCTAATTTAAATATTTTACCATCTATATCCTCTGGTCTTGGTGCATAATATAAAACACAATTATCTTTACATACTCTATTGAATAAAAGTGCTAGTGAAACACCAAATAATGAACTTATAAAAATTTGTCCTGTCTCATTGTAAAATAAACGGTCAATAATATCTTTTGTATCTATCATTTAATCTATTTAAAGTTTATTTTTTTATATTATTGGTTGTTCTATAGCTTTATCAGTACATTTTGTTTCTTCTACTTGATATTTATAACACACATCATTCTCATTTCTATAAACAATTTTATTAACATTATATGGTGTAGGATATTTAATTATTATTTTTGGTTTTGGTGTAGATACATATACATATAAAATACCAACTGCAAATGAAATTATAAAAGCAAATATGTTAAATCTAAATACCTTTTCAGTATTTTCCATTTATATTCTAATAAATAATAAATATAATTGTAATAGAATATTAATAAAATGTCTTTAAAATATTATTATACTCTTTTAAAATATGCAGCTATAATAACAATATTAGTATTATTAATTTATTATAAATATATTACATTTGGATCATTTAATTTTATAATTACATTAATTTTCAATTTTATTATTACACCAATTTTAGTAGTATATGATGTAATTTATATGTCAGTAAAAGGTGTATTGCAATTTTTTATAAATTTAAAAGATTTTTTAATTCAATTATATAAAACTTTTATGACTTATTTTGGTATATTATTTAGTTTTATTAATTATATTAGTTTATTACTTTTATATCCCGATGAATTACTTTAATTTTTTTCTATTAAAATCACCTGTATATATATCTGATACTTCAATATATTCAGGTCTTTCTAATGATAAATATTCATATAAATCTTTTATATTATTAGATTCCTTCCATTTATTAAATAAAACCAATCTTTCTTCTAAATATTTAGTATAAACTTTTTCATTATTTTCACGAATATTTTGATAATTTTCTAAATAATATTGCGTATTTTTTTCTTTTTTTATATCAGATTTTTTTTTGCTATTATTATATTTAGTAATTTTATTAAAAAGTTTAATTTTATTTTGATCGTTTTTTCTATATATATTATCAATTAATATATATCCAATATCTTTAACACTTTTATTCATTTGTTTATTATCTATATATTATATTTTTTTTGCGTCATATATAATTGGCTGTGATGTTTCAAAAATACTTTTATAAAAATCATTTAATTGTTCGCTAGGAGTTAGTGTTTCTTCATATTGTGAAACTGGTAAATATTTTATTAACATTTTTGGACTATTCATATTCGCATATTTATTTTCATAATATGTTTTAATAATCAGTATTGAACCTATAAATAATATAAATAAGGCAATAGATTTCATTTTATTTATATTTATAAAAAAAAAACTTAATTTTTAAAAAAACATCTAAAAAAGCGTCTTAGTCATGTAGTATTCTCTTGTGCTACAACTGTCTCAACAGCTGGTTCTACAACTGGTTCTACAACTGGTTCTACAACTGGTTCTACAACTGGTTCTACAACTGGTTCTACAACTGGTTCTACAACTGGTTCTACAGCAGGTTCTACAGCAGGTTCTACAGCAGGTTCAACAACTGGTTCAACAACTGGTTCTACAGCAGGTTCTACAGCAGGTTCAACAACTGGTTCAACAACTGGTTCTACAACTGGTTCTACAACTGGTTCTACAACTGGTTCTACAGCAGGTTCAACGGTTGGTTCAACAACTGGTTCTACAACTGGTTCTACAACTGGTTCTACAACTGGTTCTACAACTGGTTCTACAACTGGTTCAGGAGTTGGTTCTACAACTGGTTCTACAACTGGTTCTACAGCAGGTTCTACAACAGGTTCAGTTGCAGGTTCGCCTGTTGGTTCAGTTGCAGATTCAAAAACAGGTTTTATTTCTTCATTTGCTAGTTTAGAAGCAGTCCATGGATCTGGTTGTGATAAATCATCTGCTATATTTTCTGGTTTTTGTGCTTTAGCTTTAAGATCAGCTGTACGTTGTTCGAACATTTCATCCTTGCTTTGCATATTTTGTTTATATTCTTTCATTAAAGTATTTAATTGAGTTTCAGAATATTCTTGATCGGCTAAATCATTAGGATTTGGAGACCACGGACACCAGCAACCAACTTGACATATATAAATATCGAACTTATCATCATATCGTTTTATAAATTGGCTACGATTTTTAGCTTCATCGAGAGTATCAAAACTACCGCGTACTTTTATGCCCCGCATAGAAGTTTTAAAATTATTATCTCTATGAAAGTCAGCTTCAATATCAGCACTATTAGTAGTTTTAAAGAATTTATATTGAGAATCCATTTCATCCTTATTAAAAATATATTCATGATTAGAACGAATATTTTTAATTAAATCAACAGATTCAGGATATTTAGTTTCTAAACATTCAAGAAGTGTTTTAATATCTTTTCCAAAGTTCTCAATGAATTTTGAAAAATAATAAGCTTCTTTATCTTTTAAAATATCTTCGGGACTTAAAAAAGAAATTAAACAATAATTTTGTCCGCGTATCGGTTTATCTTCATCGAGATAATCCTTTGTTTTTGTTGAAACAAGTACTTCCTCCATATCTAATAATTATATATATTAAAAAATCTTATATCTTTTTTTATTCTAAATAAAAAATATTTTATAATATTAGTATAAAATATGAATAATCAACCTTCATACAGTTTTGATATATGGGAAGCTTTAATCCGCATTCTTAAATACGCCATTGAAGCAATAGTAGTTGCCTTTGCTGCTTATGCTCTACCAAAAGAAAAATTACAATTTAATGAAATATGGATGATAGCCTTAACTGCCGCTTGCTTATTCTCCATATTCGATTTAGTATCTCCATCAATATCAGCGGGTGCTCGCCAAGGCGTTGGTCTAGGTGCTGGTTTCCGCCTAGTTGGTTTTGCCAGTTAAAGTGATGGAATAATTTTATAATTTAATTCTTCGCATATTTTTTTCCATATTTGATCCTGTACGTATAATTTTTCTCTGCTTTTCAACAATGGAAAGAATTTAAGATATTCATTTAAACCTAAAATTTGAAAAAATTTATATAGTACATAACTATATGATAAAAAGTTCTTTCTATCTTTGGGACAATGTTTCAAAAAAGGACCTTGAATTTCTTTAAACATAGAACATAATTTTTCTTCTAATTCTGTTGAAAATTGTGGTGTTGGTATACCATTAATACGATTAATAATATAATTAATATGTTCGTAATATTTATTAATTCTTAATCTTTTTAATATTTCTCTCATTTTAGCATAAGTAATATTTTTAGTATCATGTATTTTTTCTTTTTTAATTTCATTTAAAATTTTTTCAAATACATCATTTGGTATATCAGTACTTTCTTTTCCTTGTACTTGATTACACCATTCTCTAAAATGATTTATTCTTTTATAGCTAAAATGCGATGTGTCTTTTGTATTTTGTTTTAAAATTGGTCTGTTTTGTTCTACTAATAATAATTCTTGATATCCACAAGTATTACATATCATAATTGCATCATGTTGTAAACATATTAGTGGTATATTACATTTTCTACATATTTCATTATTTTCTTGATCTATTTTTTTAATATGATATTTATTAGTTATTGCTAGATATTTATCTACTAAATCGCTTTTTTCAATTATTTTATCATCATCATTATCGTTTTCATTGTCATTATTATTTTCATTATTAATAATAATTTCTTCTTTAATAATATTGAATGATTCAAGTATTGATTTAGTTTTTAATTTAGGTGGTATTGTTTTATTTGGGACTGATATACTTGACTGTTTTTCAAGCATTTCATAATAATTAAATAATATATCACTAGTATTTTCATAATATTCAATTTCATCAAAATGATTAATATTATTTATTTGATCGTTTATATTTTTTAATTCTTCCTTGATTTTTATATTACTATTCCATAATTCATTATATAAATTATCATTTTTAATATTATCTATATTATATTTAATAATTTCATCAGTAATTATTTTATTGTTTGTTTCTAAAATATATATTTTATCCATAAAATTTTTGTCATCTATAATTTTTTTTGTATAACTAGAAATAATTTTATTATGCATTGCATCAAGAGTTGACAAATCTTTTGTTATATCTACGTTTTGAAATCGTTTCTTAGATGTTTTATCTTTAAACATTTATAATAATAAAAAATGCGAATATGCTTTTATATATCTTATTAAATATATTTTTTTCTCCTATTATAGTATAAAGAATATAGCATAAATGGGTGGTGGTCTTCTTCAACTTGTTGCTTATGGTGCTCAGGATGTTTATTTAACTGGCAATCCTCAAATAACTTTTT